ATAGGCATTTAGGGCACCTGAGCCATACGGACCACAGCCACACTAGACGGGTTCACAGCACCAGACTTCGTGAACTTGAAGAACTGGAACTGGGAGTGCAGGCGGTAGGGAAGCACATAGTTCCCAGTAGCCAGAGCACCAGTCGCATGGTCAAGGCCAGTCGAGAGGTCAAAAGGCAGCAAGGTTGCACTGTAATTTACCCCATCAGTCGATGCGGTAATGGCAATCGTTTCTGCGGTAGCAACAACGCTAACCTTCATGTCACCCACAGCCAGCGGGAGAGGACTGGTAAGCGTCCCAACCGCAGCAACAGTCGCCACATAGAGGGTCAACTTGGGATCAAAGTTCTTCCGCTGATTAGCGAAAGTGGCCTGCATGTTAGGGACACCCATTGCATTTCTCCTTAGTTCGCGTTGAGGACGCCGTAGCGGACGGTGCAGCTTTCAACAGCCGCAGACTTGGTGAACTTCAAAGCCCTCCAGGGCGTGTTAACGAACATGTAGGTTCCGTTGCCAAGGGCAGACGAAGCAGTTAGTGCCCCCGTAGCGCAGTCGATAGGACGCATGGGCTGAGCCTCAAAGGTTCCGTTGGCGCTGACTGTGCTCCAATCAAAGGAAGGGACCACACCCACAGTCTCGGCACCCAACCCGCTGATATTGAAGCAGATTCGGTTATATCGCTCCGTATTGGAGACAATGCCAAGGGCAGCAGCAGTAACGGCAGAAGCCAGAACCGCATTCCCATATTCAAACGTTCCAGCCTGCATAGTAACTCCTTTAATAAATGATTACAGATTACCTTCAGAAGTAAAGGCTACAGAGGTAGTTGCTCGACAGGTAAAGACTGCCCCAGTGGTGATGACATCCTGAACAGTTGTCCCTACCGTATAAGCACCTGGAACAACAGCAGCGGCACCAGTGGTCCCAGCTTTGGTGCATTCCCACACGGTGATGTTGGTCCCGGTAGGCCATTGAACCCACTGACCCAAGGTGTAAGCCTTGAGGTTTGCGCGGACTTCAGTGAATGCCCCGCCTGCCGTGGTGCAGGTCCACGCCTTGGGTTGCGTGGTCACGCCTGACGGGTTGACGACACGATCACCAAGTGCGAACACCCCGGCGGTGGGCAGGGTGTTGGCGACCAGTGCCGTGCTCACCGTCTTACCCGCCTCTGTGATCGAATTGAAGGTCTTCCCAAGAATGGAGTTGGTTCCCGAAACCGTGGTCAGGGTGTTGTCGGCCAGGAGGATGTTCGGACTGATGATGCCCCAGGCACCATTCGCCATGTTGGTCATGGTGTTCCCAACAGCTTCCACGCTGCCAGACGCAGTCATGTTCGCCTTGCCCCAATTCGGAGTCGCATTCGTGCAGAGGTAGGTGTTCCGGTTGAACCGGATGCGGATGGCCCCCGAGGTGATGCACTCAAAGAAGTAGGCATTGGCGGCAGAACTGGTGAAGTTGTTGTCGAGGATGTCAACGTAGGAACTGGTTGCGTTAGCCCCGCCCCACATCAGGTGGTACCCATTCACCACGTTCATGGTGTTCAGCCGGAACCTCAGGCGAGTGACTGTGATCGGCTGGGCAAGCTGAAGGCCAGCGGTGCCCGTGGCCCTGGTCGAACTGCAATAGTTGTCCTCAATCATGCAGTCCTTGACCGTTCCGGTTCCCGCTCCAGTGCTGTTCATGTAGAAGAAATATTGTGAGACGGTGTTGTTGGCGAAGATTCTGTTTCTACTTAGGGTCAACTGGTCGATGTAGCCAGCCACATTGAGGTAGATCAGGTAGGTCGCGGTTGGGTTGTCATTGGCGAAGATGTTGCAGTTCGTGATGGAGAAGTTGCACCCCGAAGCAAAACCCTCTTCTGTGTGGGTTCCCTGGAAGTCACTATTGTAGTTGATGGCTTGGGTGCGGATGTAGATTGTGCATCCGTCAATCGTGTCGTTCTTGCCGCACAGGGCAAGACCGTTGTTGAGGGTGCAGTTCTGCACCAGCATGTTGTCTGTATTGCCGTGTGTATTCAGGCAGGCCGCACCACTCGCCAGGTCGTTGTCGAGGTAGCTGTTCACCAACATGATGTCCCGGCAGGGCTCCATCCAACCCGTAGTCACGGCGTGACGACCGGACACCAACCTACAGTCGGAGATCGACACTACCTGTGAACTGTTCACGGCGATACCGTAGCCTGCGCCATTCCCAGCGGTCCAGGCACAGTAGGCATTCAGGGAGCTAACCTTCATGCCCAGGACATAGAAGGGGGCTAGTGCCGAGTCTGAACAACCGTTGATCTCGCCGCCCGATACTTCACAGTTCCTTCCGTAGTAGATTTGAAGGCCAACTTGTTCAGTCGGCTCCTGATTGGATGCGTTCAATGTGAACCCAGTGATCTTGGTCTGCACCGGCTGGATCCGCATGGCTCCGGCCACATTGGCACCATACGTTCCACGCACTGGATCGCGGAGGTAGACGGTTTGCCCTACAACGCTTCGGACCTCACACAACTCACCTTTGTAGTAGTAGTTTCGACCCCCATACCACAAGCTGCCATCACCACCCAGTGCAGCCTGTGAACTCAATCTGAGGACATCCCCAGACACTAGAGTAGCCGCCAGGGTCGCATGGACAGTTACAGATGAGGCACCAGCACTGATGGACGCAACATTGGTGTAGTAGGTGCCCTGGGTTCCTAGAACCTTGAAGATGGTCGCGCCCGTGAAGGTTGTGGCATCAATAACCGCGCCCTGCTCAAAGGTGAGATCACCGGATACCTGGCGAACCAACTCAGTGCTTCCACTTACCTTGTAGGTTCCAGCCGGGAATCGAATTTCTGTATTGGCGGGAACATTCGTGAAACAAGCCCGGATTGCAGCGGTGCAGTCTACCCCAAGATCCCGCGCCTGAACGTGGCCGATCTCATCAGCAGACATGAAGTCGAATATGCTCACACTACGCTGGTTTATCTTTGTCTGGGTAGTACTAACTGCGCTCGTAAATGGTTGGGTAAAAGATAGCGAATCGGTTGAAATGGTTGCAGCAGGAGGAGTTTCAAGTTGGATGTCACTATATTTCTTATTATTGCCAGCACCAGAGACACGAACATCATAGGTCCCATCAGCAGCAGCAAAGGCAAAGGTTCCACTTCCACCAACTGACATTGGGTTGGAAATAGGAGTTACTGGGTTAGCAAGTGGATCGGAAGCATCATAGATAACTGCATTCACCCCGTTCTGATCTACCACAAGGACCGAAGATCCATATGGGAACGTAGTAGTTGGATCACTCTGCGAGGAATAATAACGCTGCATCTGCTGCTCCTTTTACCACCTAATTCTAGCACTAACCCTAGTGTTATTCCCTACCACCATCAATTCTACGGTAAGTGTCACGGACTGCCACCCAACCCTTGATTTGTGATCCATTGAATTGGAAACAACGAAGTGTCCAATACTTGACGCTATGCAGAAAAGGTTGATTGTAGACTGTTTAGGATGACTGCCAAGGAATAGGTTTTGTTCTCTAGTTTGGAAGGTAGAGCCATCCGGTCTTGTTACAAAGTCCCTGTGAATCTCTGAAGTCTGTTTCCAGTCAACGAATAGGGCGGCTTGATAGGCAGATTCAAGAACGATCTCAGTGGTAGTCCAGTCAGACCCCATCGCAGGGAAGGCCAAAAGCAGGGCTATCAGAATGCTTTTCAACGTCTTCGCTCAATCAGACGGTCCAGCTTGTCGTCAATGGACTTCAGCCGTTCATCCGTCTTTCGCTCAAGAACATCCACCCGCTTCTCAGTGGATTGGTCGTCTTTGGTGTGCTGAACCAGGACCGTGTCAATCGAAGTAAAGTGCGAGTTGACCCCGTTAGGCCCCCCCGCCCACAACAGAAGGGATATGATGATCCCTGCAATAAAGACCACAATAGAGGTATCGAACTTTCTCCATCCAATAGTAGGGACCACACAGTCCCCTCCAGCCTCTACCGGGCAGTCGGGTTCTGTCGGATGCTTCATCGTGACCATTGAAACCCTCACTTAGCCGCAACTCCGTTAAGTTTCTCGTAGGTCCGCAGAGCACCCATACCCAACATCCCCATCAATAAGGGTAGCATCTGGGTAAGGTCTGCCGGGGAAACCTTTACCTCCTTACCAAAAGCAGCGGCAAAGAACAGAACCACCGGAAGTCCAACCCAGTTCCAGGCACAAGCTCCACCACAGACCCACCCAATGAAAGGACGCCAGCCAGACACCAAAATACTTGGATTAGCAGCTTCTATCTTATTAATGTCCATCTGGCCTTGGTTCATTGCCATCTGGTTCTGCATGGTAGTGAGAATCAGGCTCATTTGAGCCTTCTCCTGTTCCGTCTTGTCAGGGAAGAACCTCCCTACCAGATCCTTAGCCAGATCCGCAATAGCTCCGATACCGAGTGCATCCAAGCCCATAACTACTCCTTGACCGTGATGGTTTTAGGGTCTAGTTCCTTAACGTGAGTCCTACCAGGACGGGGAACGACGATGCACCCCATAGATTCCTCCCCATAGTGCTTAGAGGAAGGACCGTGAATGAAGAAGGCAGACCGGCCAAAGGTTTCACCTTGAACCTGAAGGAGTTCAGCCACCATCGGCCCAAGCCTGGGATGATCCTGCCATTCCCCTACCGTATAAACGCCTTGCGGGAGAGGGCCGGTGCAGACTATATCCTGCATCTGGGGGTTATTTTTGCCGGATCCACGCCCAGCCCACCCCAAGGCAACATGACTCCCATCATCTTCAGTGATGAGGCCAGAGACTTGTGAGTAGTTGAGGTTCATGGACGTTCCTTGGGATCATGCCCAAAGTAAGTAGCCTCGCCAGTGCGGATCGCCTCACCAATCGGGCCCTGAGTCTGTGGCTGGCTGAGATACTTGAGGAACGAATTGCGCTCAGAAGCAGGAAGGAACTCAAGAAGGCTATCGGCCAACTTGGGATCGAATGAGGCATCTGACAGGATCTTCAAGGTCTTCTGGCTAACCTTGTTCTCGGCGACATCAAGTGTTTTGTTAGCAATAGCAGCAGTCCGGTTTAGGACTTGAGGAAGCCTATACCAAGGGCGGTGCCTCTGGATTAGATCTGCTAGAGCTTCAGCGCCTGCGCTTGCCTGCTCTTTAACAGAGGTATTGGCAACGTGCTTCCCAGCCTCATCATTGAGAATACTCATCTGGTGGTCAGCAAGTTCCTTGGCAATATCATAGTTGCCAGGGCCAAGGATCTTCTCAACCACCTTGGGGTTTTCTCCCTGGACAAGCCTCACGAAGGCGTCACGGTCAGTTTTCCAGAGATCCAATGCCTTACCAGTTAGTTTCTTCTCTGCGATATCCCTCATCCCAGCGGTATAGGTATTGAGGTAGTCACGCCAGCCGGTTCCACCAGAAGCCTCGATTGCATCATCAATGAGGGGCTTGACCTCACTCATCACCTTAGCGGCAAGGTTGTTCTGAGTCTTGGCGTCAATCCCAGGGCGAAGTTTAGCGATAGTGGCATTGACAGAGTTCTGACGAAGCGCATGGAGCGCCTTGGCGTCAATAACCCCACTAGCATTCGTCCACTCAGTAATATCTTTGGCAAGGGAGTTGACCGCGCCATTAATTAGATCATTACCAGCATAGTTTGGATTGTTTGTGATAGTCCCGAGCCTCTGAACAAGCGGAGCAGTTTCAAGCGGAGCAATGCCAGCTTCCCTTAGAGAGCCAGCAGCGGCATCAGCGAACCGCTTGCCTTGCCCAAGGTCCAAGGAAGCAGCGGCAGCATCATCAGCCCACTTATCGGCCATCTTCCCAAGTTCACCCTTATAGGTGTATTTGCTTGCTGCTGTAGGCATACCCTGATTGATAAGGTCGATCTGCGCCCTTGCTTCAGCATAGTTGCCGAGCTTGACCATCTTTCTAACCTTAGCCACCTGAGCAGCAGCCTCGGTTCCGAGTTCAGCAGACCGAGCCTCCAGATTCGCCACCAACTGACCCATATTGGCCCGTTCAAGCGCCTGCTCACGCATGGGAGTAGTGGACTGATTAAGAGCAGACTTCAGTTCGTCCATAGCCGTTCTTGCCCCAGTCTGAGTCTCACCAGGGGTAAGGCGACCAAAGTTAGCGAGAGACTGGCCTTCCTGAGCCTTAGTCACTTCAGCGAGGTAAGCGGGATCTCTCCCAGCGCCTCTCGCCATGAGGGCTTGCCAAGTGGGATTGTTGACACTGGCGGTAGCCTGAGCAGTCGTAGGGTTAGCAACCTTACCCAGTGTCCTCATTGCCCATTGGAGTTCTTCCTGGTTGACAGACTTACCTGTGTTAGCGGCATCACGAAGGATATTGGCAGCACGAAGTTTAGGAGCGTTCCAGATGTCATTGGCAGCACCAAGCGTCTTACCGATGGCCCGACTAGCCACCTGACCACCCAACTCCATCGTCGCGCCAGTGGCAACATCAAGACCCGTCTGCTTCAACTGGTCAGACAGAGGCATGGTGGAAGGTTCATACCCACCAAGGTAGGTATCCATTCCACGGTTAAGGCTTCTAGCTGAAGCATACCCAAGGCCAGCACCCAAAGCACCAGTGGTGACGGGGTTAGATACTAGACTTGGAGAGGTCACTACACCCGCACCAGCGCCTGCAACGCCACCAGCAACTCCACCAATCATCTCAGTAGCAGGAGCGAGATAGGGCCGGATCTTGCGGTAGAAGGATTCAGTAGCAGTTAGAGGCTTTTGAGGGGCTGGAGGAACAAAGGGAAGTTTCTTCTCACCAAAGGCTGTATCAAAATCACTAGGGGCAGAAACAACCTTAGCACCAGGCGGGAGATCTGAAAACGAAGGTTCAGATACTACCTGTGCTCCAGGGGGAAGATCATCATAAGGCATGATTACTCCGCTTCCCACTTACCATTGCGCTTGACCTGGAAGGTATCACCCACCTGGACCCTAGTCCCTTCAGGAGCAGCATTTCCGCTACCTTGCATCTGGACATTCCGAGCACTAGAGATATTAGAGAGTTTCTGAGTTGCTAGGCCCCGAAGACGGTTGATCTCGTTCCTAACACCAGCGAGAGCATGGGAGAAGTCTTTTTCGGACATATTCATGTTCAGGTTCTCAATCGAGGTCCGAAGCACTTCGCCTTCCCGTTCACTTAACTGACCAAATCCAGTTGCACCCGTCTGACTAGCGGCCTTCAAAGCGCCCATAACCTCAATCATCAACTTTGATTTAAGGCTTTCAATCTTCGCGGCAACACCGTAGGTATCAGTCTTGGGGATACGGGTAGTCAAAACACCCAGCGGAGATAGGGCAGAACTGAAAGCAGCCTTTTCTTGAGGTGTCTTGCCAATGATTTCGTCGATCTTGTTCTCAAAGGTATTGAGAGAGGAAATGACAGCCTGAGTTGCTTCTGATTCCTTCGCTGTTTCCTCAATTTTCTTAGGGAGCGGAGTTGCATTGATGGGCATGGGCTTACCGGGAATACCGGGAGTTCCCTTGCTCTTTTGTGCAGGAGTTCCAGAAGGCAGGTTTCCAGGATAGGTAGGGGAATGACTAGGTGTAAGGGGTTCTTCGGTTGCCTGTGGCCCCATCGGTCCAGCCACCGGGGCCTGAAGCCCGAGTTGGCTACGAACCTGATTCGGAGTTGAGCCGGATCCGTTCATGTTCCCAGGCACCAGCCAACCACTAGCCGCTGTAGTTGCCCTAGCGGGGTCTGTAATGAACATCATCTTGTTCTTCATTGCATAGAAGTCTTCAGGTGTTATTCGGCCTGCGAGGAATGATTCAGTTAGTTTCCCAAGTGGGTCTTGGGGGCGTTCCCGCTTTGCCTGTTCTATTAGGTTCTTCTGTTGGAGGGTTAGCTGGGCGATCTCCATCTTCTGATCAAGCGCCTTCTGCTTAAAGGCTGCGTCAGTTCCCCAGTCAGAGAACTTAATTGGCGTCTTGGTAGTTACATCCTGAGTTGAGGTTGCATCATAACCTTCAGGCAGACCGCGACCTTCCATCTGATCTTCGATAGGTTGCTGAGTCTGGTAGGTTGTTTCTTCAAACTTCCTAGCTGGAACCATGCTCTCAGGCATCCCAGCACTCTGAGCGTATGAAACCATTTCCGGCCTATTATCACCTACGAGATTGTCACTGATGTATTTCGATACCTGATTGCGAAGTTGTGCCTGATGGAGTTGTGAAGCTTCCCTCATCTGCTGAGCCTGAGCCTGCTTATATGCCATGTTCATCTCAAGTTGGCTCAAACCCATCTGGTGTTTGTAAGCAGAGTCCTCCCCACCCCTCAAGCCAGCAAGGAACTTATCAGCGAAGGTAGGCATCTGAGCCATCTGCATGGCATTCTGATTGGCCGTTCCATACCCCTGGCCTACGGTCTGAAGGAGAGAATCATACATTCCCATTAGTTCTCCCTAGTCATAAGCCACTCGACCAGCATTCTGAGCCATCCACTGGTTGTAAGCGTCACTAGCGCCACCATTAGGATCTCGCATGTTGTTCTGGTTGTTCAGCCAGTTCTGCATCATCTGATTGGAGTTGTATTGACCGGCAGCATTCCCAACCGCACCCATTGCAGAGTTGAAGTTGTTCTGGTTCTGCATGTTATTGGCCTGATTCGCATTGAACCCAGCCATACTCCCCTGGAAGTTAAGCCCTGCCTGAGCAGCATCCTTTGAGGTCTGAGCGTTCGCCATCTGAAGGCCAACATTCTGACCCTGGCCCATCTGCTGCATGTTCAGTCCACCCCTCATTCCTTCAGCTTGAAGGTCTTGGGCATTTTGCCCCGAGAGGTAATTAAGCATGGTGTTCCGGTTATTGAAGTTCTGCTGTCCAGCCGCACTCTGAGCACCCTGGATACCAAGGGCAAGGTTCTGAGCATTCGCAGCCCCTCCGATCTCACTCATCGAGGAATTTCCCATTCCCCGCGCAGCATTCTGTGCCCGATTCGCAAGTTCAGCGTTCTGGAACTGCTTCTGGACATTCCCCTGGAGGTAATTGAGGTTATCCGGTCCATGATTCAGGTAGGAAAGGATGGGGTTAGGCTCACCGGCCTGCTGTTTAGCAGCATTCAAGGTATCGAGGTAGTTCTGAGCGTCCAGAGACTGAGCGTTCTTCGCTTGGTCATTCGACTGAAGCGTTCCGAGCATATTCCGATAGGTCGTGTTATCAGCCTCGTTGCTGCCCATGATTCCGAAAGGAGCCAACTGGGTTAGACGGTCCTGAGTCAGAGCATCATAGGTTCCTCCAGGCTGAAGCGAGTGGAGGGCACCGGGAACACCGGATCCCTGCCAAGCCCCGCCATTGAATCCCTGCCCCATGCCGGTAATCATGTTGCCGAAGCTGGAGGTCTGAGTAGGCTGATAGCCACTCAACTTCTGCTGCTGTTGCTTGATGAGTCCATTGATCTGATCCTGATTCCCACCGTACCCCATCAACTGAGACTGGAGGTTTTGGTTCAGGAGCGAGGTCTTAGAGAGGTTGCCAGAGGTTCCGCCGTAGTTGACCTGACCCGTCACGGGGTCGATGTAGGACGACCCATACTGACCAATGACAGACCCAGGGGTTTTGGGATCAGCAATCTTGGGCGGAGGGGGCGGGGCACCCGCAGAACTCCCACCACCGAAGAACCCGCCCGCCAGAGCACCAATACCTGCACCCCAAGGGCTGAAGGAAGAACCCGCAGCCGCTCCACTCATTGCGCCTGAAGTGCTGAAGCCCATAAGTTACCCCGCTTGTGAAAGTGTATTATCTTGTTCAGTTTCAATCAAGTTTATAGCACTTTTTACTGGATCAGTGGGTAAAAGACCCATTATGGCGACACTTTCTAAATGAGTCCCATACACAACGCAGTCCCTTACTCCCCAAGGTAGAGTCTCCATTCGGAAGCCCATTGACTTCAAAGTCCTGATAGTCTGAGTCCGAGCCACAGGGATATGGACCCCGACCCTCAATAGGCCCAGTTCCTCAAACCACCGCTTCCGGAGCACCTTGGACGCTTCAGCTAGAAAGTCCCGCTTCTGGTGGAGTCTGGAAACCTCATTCACCCAAATCAGTTCAACTGACTTGTCTGAAGGGTAAGTCTCGATGATGACTGCCAGAACCCTGTCACCTTCATGGAGGAAGCCAATTTTTGCAGAATTAGCTAACGAAATACAGGCCATAGGCTCTTCCAAAGAGTTTGGAAGCAGCCTGTGCTTGCTCAACAATTCATATAGTTCCACGCCTTCCATGCTTCTCGGAATGTATGTAACGTCGATCACGGCGACACCTTTGAACTATGGGTATTGACACCACAAGTGGCGTTGCTTACACTGTATGAAAGGAGTTCCACATGGAAGAGGTTAAATGCCATCCGATAGACAACAGATACGGCGCTACTCCAGATGGAAGGATTTGGAGTAGGAATAATAACCGGTGGGGAATTAATGAAGAATGGCGAGAAATGAAGCCTGAAAAAATCCCTAATGGTTACTTCCAGTTTACTACGAGAATTGATGGGAAAAGAAAGCGTTGGTTTGTCCATAGGTTTGTTTGGGAATGTCTTTGTGGTCCTATACCCAAAAAACTTGTTATCAACCATAAGGATAAGAACCCCGCTAATAACTGCCTTAGCAACATCGAGGTAATGACCCAAGGCGAGAATATTAGACATTCTGGGCATTCCAGGGGGGAAAAGAACGCTATGGCCAAATACAATCAACTTACCGCCGATGCCATGAGATTCCTCCATGTGAATGGATGGAGCCTCTCCGACATTGCTAGGGCTTTCGGCGCTGGGTTGGGTTATACTCATCAGGTCCTTCATCGTAAAATCTGGAACTACACTACCTTAAACCCTTGATCCGGCTTTCTGGACGCCAAGCAATGATCTTGCAAGGGTTTGACGAAGTGAAGACGAATTGGAAGTGCTTTCCATCACCCTGGGTATACAACCTATGCTGGTTATAGTCTCCTAGAGTCTCTACCGTGTATCCATCTGTCATAGAGTTAGAAACCGAATGGTTCTGCGTCATCCCAACCCGGTTGAACTCCCAAGCGGTCTGAACATTCACGTTGTAGGTATAGGAAGCGTCCATGACCAGATCCAGCCAGAGCATCCTTTTCTTGAGCCATGTTCTCAGGTCATACCACGCAGACTTGTAGGTCGAGTTAATCCCCGCCACCCCGTCTAGACTCCCAACATGAAGTTGGACAATATCCCCACCATTCAAAACCCCGTAGATGTCAGAGGTAGTGCTTGAGGTAATGGCATTGATAACCTGCCAGGAGTCATACTTCATCCAAGCGCCCTTGGTCCCATCAGCCTGTGGGATGGTGTAGCTCCATAGCAGGACATTGGTGTTTCCAAGTGCTCCAACAGCAGGATAGGCCCAGCATACCCTCTGGTTCTTCAGATCGTGCCAACCGGCAATCTTGTTCCAGATGGATCGGTTAGTCTGCTCGTAGATAAGGGGAGTCACCTTGATCCCCATGGCCGTAGTCTGGACGTCTGCACCCTGAAGGATTCTCGACAAGGTGGTGGGACCGAACTGTGACCAGAGGTAGATGTCATCGCCAACCGGAACGATTGAGTAAGGCGCTTCGCAGCCGGTATGGAGGATCTTGCTCTGGAGCAAGGTTGAAGCACTGGACCCGATGTAGACAAAGGCGTTAGTCGCGGAGAAAAAGACAGTGAAGTCGTAAAGCGTGACAACCGCCTTGATGGAGTTATCTTCCCCGCCCTGGACTACAAAAGAAAAGGCATCTCCAGAGGTAAACCAATCCAGTGCTGTTCCGTAGGCAGCGGCCCAGACGTTGTTCTTCCTCCAGGCGATCAGGTGCTGTTCTCTGCCCCTAGCCAGAACCGCAAACCCCTCTGGAGCACCATTCAGGTTCCAGTCATTGGGAGTATTATAGGCTGTGTTCGACGTTGGAAGGGTCTGGGCGGTTGCCGTTAGGCCGGTATCCGAGAAGGTAAAGGCGATGGTGGACCCGATCAAAACGTAGGAGAGTCCATCATAACGATAGACATTGTAGGCTTGGGAACCCACTACTGGAACCCAACTGATCTGAACATAGTCAGTATTCGTAAGGGTTGCAGAGCAAAGAACCGCCGTAGTGGTAGAAGATCCAGTAGACTCCCCACGCGAGGTAACTGAAGTAACTCGATAGTTGTAAGAGGTCAGACCAGCAGTCCCAACATAGACATTTGAAATGTCAGAAGGTGCCTGGATCAGCGAAGAAGTCTCAAGATACTTGATGTTAGACCCAAGGATTGAAACGATGGGCTGATCTACTCCATTTCCGATGACAAATGAATCTGCGATGTAGGTCCCGATCCAGTTGGTTCCAGTCAAAATGATCGAACCAGTCCTGTCGGTGAAGGGACCAGAGATCGAAGTTGCCTCATAGAACTTGTGGTTGGCGATGACTACAAAGACTTCTACTCCAGTGGAAGTGAAGTAATTATTGAAGTATTCGACCGGTCCTAGGATTGAAGTCAAAACCACATAACCCATGCGCGTAGTTAATGCGCCTGAAATATCCACATCGAAGTTAGTTACCTCCTGAGCTTCACCATCCTTGAGGTTCAGCGCAGAAGCCTTTAGATTCAGTCCACCAAAGTTGAAAGTCTCTGGTTCCTGGGTGGTACGACCGTAGTAGGCCATTACCACACCGAATTGGAAGGATAGGTCATCCGAAGTCTAGGTGCTCTGCGTCCTGCGTTCCCTGCGTTCATCTGGACCCGTAGCGCCTGCTCATACCTTGCTTGTTCTGCTTGCCAGTCGGGATATTCAAGGAACAACTTCATCTTCCACTTCCCGAAGGCTGCAATGACCTCTACGAAGGAGGGAGGAACGTCGATGACTAGAAGCTGGTCACTCACTCCCAAGGGACGTTCTGGGGCCTTAAAGTAGGTAAACATCATCTGAGGCCACTGGTTCACGAAGTTGGTGTCCGGAGCAGGCCAGAGGTTGATCGTGTTCCCGTCCACCATGTAGAGGTAAGGCGTTCCAGGGTTGGAGGTCTGGATACTGGGGATCATCTGCCAGTATTCGTCAGGCGTCTGTTCCTGGAGGGAACGGGCAACCGTAGTCCCGTCCCAAGGGGTCATGGGATGAGCCATACGCCCGAAGTTGGCAGGGACTGGGTAAGAGAGTGTCCCAGGAACCAGATCCAGAACCACCGTTTCCTTGAGCCATTCCCACCGATTGCGGTACTTGATGTCATTGATTGCATCGTTCACAGCATTAACAGCGGTAATGGTTCCAAGGAAGTTGGAGGTAGCCAGATCAGCCTGTGAAGCAATCCCACACTCATTGAGAATCCGATTCACCATATCCAAGAGGGTAGGTGACTGGTTTGGAGTATATGAAACCGTAGTCATCTTCTCCCCTATTGGATATAGAGATCGTAAAGTCTTGTGTCAGATGCCCCTAGATTGCTCCAGGTAGTGAACCTAGCCTTGCAGTTATTCAGCACTACCCCAAGTGGGATCACAATCCCATAATTTCCAGCCTCTGAGAATGGATAGGTAGCGCCTGCATCACATGACAACTCAAGGCTTAGTGCCCCCGTTGTATCAGTATTTGGTTTCATCCAGAGGGTTTTTCCACCAACTACCGTTAACCCACTAAATGTATATACAGAGTAAGGATATGGAGTCGCATAAGGGCTTGATGTATGCCAAACACCATAATTGGTTATATCAGTGTCGTATACTAGCGCAGAGTTGGTTATTGTGTTTAAAACATTGCCAGGGGTATCAACTACAGACACAGGGCGATAGATCGGAAGAACCGATGTTGACCCCATGAGCAACGCACTGGTAAACATTAGGCATACGCTTTATTGAGATTACAGAGCAAGTTGGTCCCATCGTAGTAGGCGACAAGAACGTCAACCGAGTTGGCGGGTGTTGAAAGCGTGGGAACGATACCACCAGGGAACTTGAACATGGTCCCAAAGCTGGTGATCAACTTGGAACCAGCGGCATTCTGCTGAATCCTCCAGATATAAGTCCCACCACTCACCAAGCCAGTCGGATTCTGGAAGACGAAGTTACTCGTCGCGGTAGTGTGGAAAGCGTTCCCCTGAGTCGCATCTGTAACCAGCGGATCTCCGAAGGAGAGTGCAACTGAGGCGACATTCTGAGCTTTCGTCCAAGTTCCCTGCGCAGACAGAAGAGGAATCGTAGTCGAAGTATTGGAAGTAGTAGTGACCCGGCCATAAGCATCCACTGTGAAAGTGGTCAGGACAAGCGCACCGGACCCTATATTGAGAGACTGGTAAGCGGCAGGCGCTACACCGGATGCCGGGAAATCAGCAGCAACCAAGGCCCTGAAAGCTGGCGTAACCGCACCGCCGCTAGTTGGTCCCGCGAATACCTTATTGGCAGTCTGGGTAGTCCAGGTTCCGGTCAGGGTTCCGGTATTTACAATAGGGCCTCCGGTAACTGTAAACTCACCCGGAAGGGCTAACGCCACGCTCGATACGCCACCTGCCCCTGGGAGATATGCAGCAACAAGGTTCCGATATACCCGATAGGAAGGAAAGTTTGAGCCTGAAATGTCGATGGCATAAAACCCGTCAGGTGCTCCAAAAGAGAAGCGCCCAAGGGCGTCTGTGGTCATGGGGTTGGCTTGTGCTACAGGTGTAGCACCAATCGAGGATGAGGCCGTATAGATCGTAGCAAGCGGGTTAGCGACTACCGCCCCACCCGCTACGCTCCGAACCACAACAGAGGCATTGGCAACGGCATTCCCAAACTGATCTTGTGCTACATCGGAATGAATGCCATATGCCATACTTCACCTCGTTATAAGTCTACCGTTTCTTTGCCTTATTCGGATGTTCTTTCTTGGCGTTATCAGCCTTGAACTTCATATACTCATCCCAGGTCGCTTCTCCCATATCCTGATAGGGGTAGTCGGTCCTGTATTCGGTGTAGTATTCAGGATCCCGGTGGGGGTCGCTCATGTCGCACATCAGGCACTCCCGCCCTGCCGATTTGAACGCCTCAAAGTACTCTTCTGGCATGACAACTTCCTTGCCACGCTGGATATGGACCGGGGTCAGGGTTCCAGGGCCTGCAAACGCCCAATCAGAGCAGTTAGGAACCTTATGGATGATGAATCTACGGCACTTGCCAGAGTAGCGCCCATCGGCAACTGCGCGGGGAGCTTCAGCTACAATCTGATGTTCCTCTTTGGGAGTCTCATCAAAGAACTTAGGCTTGGCCGGGATATTTTCCTTAGACTTCAAGGCTTTACCTGCTTTCGTTCGCATATCAACTTCGCTCATGGCGACTCCTTAGCGAGTAAACGCTTTAAGAAAGAAGGGGAGAGGTCACGATAACCCCTCCCCCTATTCATCTTGACTACTTGAAAGCCTTAACGCTGTAGACGATGCTTGCAGTCTGAACGCCAGTGCCAATCGTGAAACCGGCACCAGAAGCCTGACCATTGGTGGCGATGGCGGCAGGAGCAGCCTCGGAACCCGTCAGAATGACGAAACCGTTGGAAGCGGCCACAACCGAAGGAACGGAAGTAGCGTTCCAGAGGCAAGCGGTGCCAGCGGTCATGCCATCGTGCCACTCAGAGGTATTGAGGGCCGCAGGAGCGCCAGCAACCTGGACCATGCGGATGAAGCGGGGAACGAAACCGCAACGGACAGCGGAAGCCGTAGGAGCAGCATCAGCCGTGTAAATGGCACTGAAGCAGCCATTAGTCGGATCGTAAGCCTGGGAAGTGAGAACACCAACTGCCATGTGAGAATCTCCTTAGAATGTTTGGAAAGAGAGCTGGGGGGCCGGAGCCCCCCTTCTCCTATTAGGCCGAAGCGACGGTTTCAAGACGGTAGATCCAGGCATCGTTGAGGATGACCGAACCGCACATGGCCTTCCAGCCCAGGCTGAACCACTGACCCAGGGGATTCGCGTGATCCTGGCTAGAAGCAGGCGTGTAGAAGATGTTGGCAGCAGAGGCCAGATCGACCACGGTGTAGGCTTCCTTGCCGAAGATCAGGGCGGGGTAACGGTCAGAGTTGACGCCCGTGGTGGACTTGGTGCCAGCAACGGCAGCACCAGAGTCAGGGAAGATCTTGGCGAGGGTGCTGGTGACGAAACGGATGTTGCGGTAGGAACCGACTTCACCCTTCATCAGACCGGCATTGCTGCTGTAGTTAGCCGCAGGCACATAGTCAGGCACACTCTCAAGGTCAAACTCAACGTCAGGGTGAATGACAGCGATGTAGGCTTTACGGACAGCCTGGGTCGCAATCTTCGTGGTCGCGTCGATCTGTTCCTGGTAGAACTTGGCGTCAGCACCCTTGAGGATACGGGCAACCTTATCAAGCGCCACGGCATTGATCTTGCCAGCCACAGTAGCGATACCACCCGCGCCGATGGTGCCGATGGAGTCAGTCAAACGGCCAAAGTTCGTGCCGCCCATGATGCCGTCACGATACACGGTTTCGATGGTCTGAGCCATGTTCTCGGAATTGCGGCTCATCAGTTCGGTGTCAACGCTCACTTCATTGATCCACTCGGCCTGATCCGACACGCGGAAGAGGTTGCCGTACTGCGCCAGGGTCAAAGTGACCGTGGTGATGGTGGGCTGGGTATCAGTGGGGATGGTGCCTTCAACCAGGGTCTTGATGGTCGCGGCGTCCTTGCCAGTGGTAGGAGCGATACGCTCATAGCGCCGGAAGGCCATGGTCTTGCTGTTCTTCTGGGGGATGCTGTTCTTCAGCCCATACTCGCCAATGACGATGTTGGGTTCAGCAACCGAGAGGCCCTTGCGCTGAATGTACTGGGTAAGGGCGGTAAGCGTAGCGGAGGTGGTGATTGCCATTTCCTTGTTCCTTTAGCGTTTGCGCCGGGCCATTTCGACCTTTGCTTCATGGGCTGCGAACTCTGCGTCCGTAAGATTGCCCCAGTCGACATTGCCTAGCGCACTGGTGTTTTTGGAGGGAGACGTTCCAGTAGAACTCTCCGTGAAAGTGCGACTACGAGTTTCCTGTTTGGAGGATTTGCCCCGTTCAGAGTTCAATCCTTTTGCCAGGCGAACCATGAGGGTTGGAGAACTAAGAATCAAATCCTGCTCAGCCTTGGGCATCGACTCAATCTCCCGAGCCAAGTCCTGCCGGATGTCATCAAAGTTAGGGATGTTCCGCTCGATGTAGTCAATGTTGGCTTGCACCCTTGCCTGTTCCGCGAGTCCAGTAAGCTGACTCTTCAGTTGGGCGTTCTCATCTACGAGAGGCTGCATGGCCTTACGGACTACAGGAGCAATAACACGCTCCACATCAGGGTCAACCGGCGTTTCCGGGGCTTTCTGCTGCTGATATTGCTGCATCTGCCAAAGTTTGTGCTGATGCAACTCTTCAGCTTGCCGACGAAGCGTTTCCCGCATCTCTTTCAGTTCATCAGGATCAACCTCGACTCGCCTAGGCTTCTCGGGTTCTACCGGTTGAACTTCAGTTTCTGTGGTTTCAACTTCCCCGCCTTCAACTTCTTCTGGGCTCATAGTCCCTCCAAAAATTGATGTTTAACGTCATCGCTGACATAACGTGGATTATTGCAGGTTATCAAAGAGTTTGGCAATACGGAATGTTAGGTCTTTAAACCCTTCCCTCTTACCGACGAGAGCCAGCAAGTTGCTGTGGGTCAGGTCCAGCGGTTGGTGCGCCATGCTGTTCTGCCATTCCAGCCAGCGAAGAAACGCCTGAAGGTCCGGGTTGACTGCCAGACGCATTAGCGCCTCCCGGTCCACCTGATCCTTGGTTGGATCCGGCCTGCTGCATTGCAAGTTGCTGAGCGAACTGTTGCTGTTGTTCAAGTTGAATCTCCTGGTCCGTCTTGATGTACTTCCAAGCGTTGTGAAGTCTTGCGAGACTAAACAAGTCCTTCGTCAACTCATTCCACTTAATTACAGCAGCCCCCGGCGACTGAGCAATAACGCTCATTAACTGAATGGTCTGCCCCATCTGCTGTTGGGAGTTTGCGACATTGGCCGCGCCGACTGCATAGCAATCGAAATTTCCCTCAATGTCAGATGGGGAGACTTTCAGTTGCACCGGGGCCTGCTGGGTGACAGGCATCCCAGTCATAGGATCAAACACTGTTTGGGTCATGGGATCTCCCACAACCCGAATCCAGACCTCTTCGTCCATCAATTGCTGGTTCAACTGCATCTGCATACGCAAAATAGGCGTCAGAATGCTGTATTCGATGTGCTTAATCGTCTCTGCGTTGCGGCTCTGGGTCATTCCGGCACTCGCAGCGACCTCAGTGGCACTCTTTTGGTACGCTTCTGAGGTAAAAGAAGCCTGAGCACCCGTCGATTGGTTGTGCTGAGCCAACATGAAGCCAATTTCCTGGAATCCTAGCGCAGCCTGCGGAATTTGCTGAACTGGCTGGATATTCCCCTGCTGAGCTACGAAATTGACTGCTCCGGGGGCACTTAGCCACTCATTGGCATCAAAAACACCGTCCTGGACGACTGAATAGGAGGGGTTGATGATGAGGGTATTGGCTTCAATGACCTGATTCATCCTTACATTGATGACATCCTGAAGGCCAAGGGCGGGTTCGATGATGCCTCGACCATAAACCTCGCCGGGTTCAGGGTAAAGGACGGCCATATTCCAGGAACACTTGCCATGAGCAAACGGACTAGGCTCAAAACGGATTACTTTTGAACGGTTCGCAATAACCAGGATGTGATTTTTGAAGATAACCGTTCCTTCAGGCGTAGGTAGCTCAAGATCACCCTCAAACTGTAGAAGTTCCACCTGCCCCTTAGGTTGCTCAATGAATCCCTCAAGGCGATATACCTCTCTTTTAAGTCCGTCCGAAGGTTCGTTCTGCCCGTCATTAGACTGCACATCTTCCACCCCCTCATAGATTGAGTAACCGTCTGTGTTCTGCATATCCAAGAGGTAGGCTTTGCTTTTGAAGGTTCGCATACAGCGGGGTGCGTGATCGGGATTATTTGGGTGTCTTTCGATCACAAAGTCGAAAATATTCCCGATCTCGACTACCGGACCATCATAAGTCCGCTGTTCCTTCATCGGCATGGCTTCCATTGGCGGGGGTTCTACCGAAGCGCCTACCAACTGGGCCTGAAGCGAGGACTGAGCCAACTGACTGATGAAAGCGCCCTCATCGGGAACGATCTGCTTCCGTTCCTCCCAGTTAACGCAATACGGCACATTCCCAAAGATCGTCAGATACTTGACCAACTGATGGAACTTGGTGCGAAAGCCGGTCTGCTGGTGCTGCCACATCAAAAGGCCCTGATTCGCCTTCGACTTGGCATCATCATCAGGAGTCCGGCCCATCACTTCAAACCACTCATCATAGGGCATCACGCCCTGGGTCAGATGGGCAGCTACTGCCTCAACCGACTGCTGAGTGACGGGAATATAGCGTTTGGAGCGAAAGTCCTGTAGGTTATCCCAGGTCTTACCGAACTTAGAGACAGAAGCCAGCCAGCATTCCTGCCAGATCCGTTCCTTTTCCAGACGCTCGTTCTTCCGTTCCCGCCACCAGGTATTGGCCCAGGTTACGAATCCAGAGGTATCAACGTCTTTGCGGATCATAAACTACCACCCATAGGGGTTAAACTGGCGCTGAGTCTGCATCTTGGGCGGCTGGTAGCCCTGCATAGGATTCTGCTGGGGCTGCTGGTACATAGGATGCTGTTGCTGGGGTTCCTGGAAGGCATGGGGCCGTTCCTGGAAATCCCACGGTCCCTGTTTCGGTGCAGGAGGCGCAACCCCAGTATTCTGAGGCACAAAAGGCGTCTGAGGCTGCTGGAAGGTGCCATTTGGATCACCCTGCCTCGTAGAAAGGCCAAGCCGGTTCCTCATATAGTCCTGGAACATCAGCCAATCTCTTTCTTTTCGTACTTGGCGAGTTCATCAGCCGAGAAGCCCTTTTCCATCTTTTCCTGCTTCTTAGGCTCAGCGGATTCCTTCGGGGCCTTCTTCTTCTTACTCTTTCCGCCCTTCAGGAAAGCCAGCATAGGATTCGACATAAGAGCCTCCATTAAAATGATAGTATCACTGACAACCAAATGATCCAAACTGCTGTAAAAGTTTTTTATTACGCATTGTCACACTATGATCTGCCTTCTGGTCTTCAAAGGTCTTGATATTGCGTCTCAGTAGGTAGCATAGACAATCGCAGGCATGATCTTCACCGTCCGTATCGTATTGCTCAAGGTTCGTGCTGTCCGTCTGCAAGGAAGGCAAGGTGCGAATCAAATTTCGAGCGACATCCATCACTTTGAGTCTCGCACTCCCATTGACAACCTTTAGGTAGTCTCTCAAGAGGGAGATAGAACCAGCCTTGTTCTTCTTCTGGGATTTCTGGAAGTGCAGTGACCCACCTTGCGGGGAAGCAAATTGGGCTGAGATAGTGGTCCCCAGGCCCAGGTCGTCCCAGCACGAAGCATCCAGATAGCGTTCCGTGATCCATTCGTCAGCCTCCAGTTCTATCGACCGAATCAACTGCCCGACTTCATACGCGCCCTTCCTATTGCCAACATTCGGCTTACCATCCGAACCATACAACTCACGGTAGATATAAACATCGCCATTAGGACTAACAGCGCCCCAAAGGAAGCAATAAGGCTTGCTGCTACCCCAGTCACCAGCCATCCAGCGTTTCCAGTCCTTTGGCGGATTAAAGCCCTTGACCACATGAACACTTGGGTTCCATTCCTCAAAGAACGCTCCTTCCACCACATCCCATCTTCCGTCCAGCAACATCCTCTTCTGGGCATCCGGAAGGGACAGCAACCTAGCTCGATACTCTCCGTCATTATCCAAGAAGGCGTTATCAGCCAACCGACCAGGGATGAAGATACGGGTCCGGCGTTTGATGTTCTCAGGGAGGTCAGAGTCCTTGACCTTATCCAGGGAAGGATCCTCAAAGGCCCTATTCTCAATTATGTCAAGGTAGGTATGGTGAGGACGCATCCCAGAGGGGTTAGAGTCCACAAAGAAGCGTTTCATCACCCACACATGGCCTGGACCACCTGGGTTTGTTGTCGCAATGATCCTAGTTGGAACACCTGCGGCACTTCTCATGCGGGACTGAATAAAAATATACTCGTCGTCAGTAGGCCAAAGCGTTAATTCATCCCAAGAAGCGTGTGAATACTGGAATCCTCGGTGCTGAAGGGCATCTTCATAGGATTCAATATATGCAAGACGCTGTGTTGCCCCGTTAGGAAAGGTCCAACTCTTACTCTTGTCCTTGTAGGTTGCTCCGATAGCCCCATAAATCTCATGGGATCGCCTCAGAACTTCCTCAAATTCGGGGAATGACTTACGGAAAAGGACACCTACCGCAGCTTTACCGTATAGGTTGGCATGATTTAGGAAGTCTCCAAGCAAACCGTCTGTCTTCCCGCCCCCCGCTGCACCACCATAAAGGATTTCGCTGTACGGGCAACTGATAAAGATACGCTGACGCTCCTGGGGTTGCCACGCAATGACCGTCATACGATCTTTTCTTCAAGCCAAGGGATAACTTCAGCGTCCTCAACCTGATTGTTCTGGTCCAACCACTCCTGGGAGGTCATGGAAGGGGGCAGAATGACAATGTTGTGCTGAGTCGTCTGCTCGATGTGGATTTCCTTGGGAATCTGGGTAGCCATCAACTTAGCTGCCTCACCGGGGTTCTTCAAGGCCCAGTCCACGAACCGAATCCGATACTCAGGTTGCATCATAAGACTAACCATAGCCTCTGAAGCCAGCTTCTGCTTAGCCCGAGAGGTCATCGAATGATCCCCACCGAACTTAACCAACTGCTTCAACTGGGAGGAAAGCCCCTCAACTAAGTTCTTCTGAACCCCATAGGCATCAGGATCAATCTCTTCAACCTCTGAATCATATAACTTGGGGCGACCCCCTCTATCTTTAGGCACCTTCACGGTCCCTCCTTATATTAATAGATGATACGCACCCATCCCACTACGTCAATATATACCGAGATCACCCCTCCCCACCCACTCCCCGGCACTTATGATAGTTGGACCACCACTTATTAGAGTAGCGATAATCTATGACGATATAATCTGAAACGGGTTGTCTCACCCCCGAGAAAAAGGAGACACTCTCTAAACTTCACTATAAATACAACACTATATAAATGCAGTCTGAGGGTTAACTGTCACTAGTGGGCTAAGCGAGTGGTAGGGTGTCGCTTCATTTCAGCCCCGCCTTCCTGGGGCAAGGTAACCCCTCCCGACCCCAGGTGGCCTGATGGCTCAGTGGTCTGACCATTAGACGTCATACCGTATCTTATTGAATCCAATGTGGATATGAGATAACGCGAGGCAGACAGAGGTAAACATGACAGATGCAGGCGTGGGGGGATGGAGGTCTTCTATTGGGAGGGATTGAGTACCATCTATTAGTGTCTGACTGTGAACCCTGGATCCTAGTCTCTTGGTTGTTCTCTTATTAGGTAGATGAACGACAGATGGACAGGGACTTGCCGGACTTGACCGGCCAGGCGTTCGTCTGCTTTCGATTTCAGCCTACTCTGTGATCTTCGTCACTGGACAAAGACCTGGCAGAGCGTATTCTTGTCTTGTGGGATGTCCCACTACTTGGAGCAGACAATGAAGCCTACTATTACACTCCTCCTGATTGACGGATGCTGGATGGCGAAGTGCAGCGAACCACAGATACTTGACATCTTTGGGACTGACACTATCCCCACTCCTTTCACTTCGGCCTATCCGATGTCTGCTGTCCTGGCGAACATCTCAGCACTCAATCCTCATGCTGTCGTCGGCATCGGTTCCTTCTAATGATCCTCCTTACCTTGAATCCTCATAACCCTAGTGGCCCACTCTGGATGGTGTTCCAGACTTCTACTTACTCTCTTTTCCTTGCTGAAGTCCTTTAATTGGACAGTCCTCCGGCTAACGCCTAACCACTAGGGGCCAATATGAGAACCAAAGAACAGAAGCTTGAGGATCTTTACCGAAGGTCAACCAAGTATGAATTAGTAGCGTGTTACCCAGATGGACAGATTGTTCTAGCTGGGTACTGTTCCCACGGGAAAAACAACATCCTCTCTATGCTCCGTAAAAATGGCGAACAATGGGCTAACAGAATCAAGGCTGATGATATGGTCACATTCGCCAAGGATGGACAGTCAGCCCAACTGGGAAAATATAAAGTCTACTTCAGCGGTCGTACACAGCGCAAAGCTATCATTCTGGGCGAGTTACCTTGGTTTATTGACGCTCTTCCTTCACAGAATTAAAACCGTGGAGAAATCCATTCAACAAACATCGTCATAGGTGAGCCCATTCGTGGGCTGACTCCTGCCGATGCAGGTATTTAGAGGTAACATCATGAAACCATCTTTTGACATCTACAATCATCCTGCGGTGAAGCGTGTTTCAGTCTATGCTCTCATGCTGGAAGGGGATTTAGTGGGTCGGGTAATCGTAGCCTATCCCAATGACGGAGCAGGGATTGTACGAGCGTCTGTAGCTGCGTGGAAGGGTAGCTTGGCTGGATTCGATAGGATGAATGGATCTGCCGGTGGCTACGGATACGACAAACGAACCACAGCAGTCCATGACGCTCTGTACCGCGCCAAGGTTCCCGGACTGGTAGCCTTTGATGGACGGGGCGAAACATGCATGGAAGATGCGTTCAAGGGGATGGGCTATCAACTGGTCAGTGTCCTATGACTAATAGAGATCGTTGGATCTTATACCCTGTCCTCCTTTCTATCTTGCTTTTGATCCTGTTTTGGGGAGTCGATTCCCTTCGGGCATTAGCTGATGTCTTTGGTGTTTAACCCTTATCTATAACAAACAAAACAATTATCTCTAAAGGTGACACATGAGTTACAAACGTAAAACATATGATACATGGCAGTTATGGTCGAACTACGGACAAGGTTGGGAACATGAAACAACTGAACTATCTAGAAAGGATGGCAAGGAACAACTCAAAACCTACCGCGAGAACTGCCCACAGTATTCTTTTAAACTCATCAAACATAGGGAAAAGGTGGACTAGTGAGAACATGGAGAACTGACCCACAATGCCAGAAGGAAGCTCTTCAGTGCCTCTACACTGACCGGCAGAGGCTACAGGCTATGGTCTGTGCCCTTCATGCCTCAGAGACTGCGTTGGATGCCTCTAAACGGGCTGATATTCGGTCTGAGTTAATCCAGCAGGATAGAAGGATGCTGGCGCATTGTCTGACCATTAACGAACCCTGGGAGGGTTGACATGCTTTCCACTGAGTACGCATGTCTAGTGGTCAATGTGTCCAGAGTCTGCGATCTACCAGGTCCGGAAGCTTGTCATGTAGCCGATCAATTGATCTATCATCAGCGACGATTGAGAATGGTAGGTGATGACAAAGGGTTAGATAAAATCATCTTAAAGGTTAGGAACATTACAGGTTTAGTGTGGAACATTGGAACTGATGGAATGCTGGCAGGTCCATTCAAGGTTCCAATCTAGTTGAATAGTGTGACGCAAGACACAGGAAGTTTGCCCATAATAATACCGTCCGAGTGGACACAGGAGAACCAAATGAAACCACATTTCAACATCCAGCATCGGGGCGGAAGCTTCTCATTCATTCCCCCATCCGATGATCGCAACAATTGTCAGTTTGGCATCCGGACAGAGAATGATGGCGGATCCGCTACCATCCTGACCCATTTCCATCCTTCCTGCCGACCTGAGGATCTTGTGGCCTTGTGCCTACTCCATCGGGCCATCGGCAGCATTATCGACCACTACCAGCCCGGTATCGTCTCTCCCCTTCCTGATGGCGATAGCTCCGAAGTGGATGCCATGAAAGTCTTGTTTGAAGTGGACCGTCTGTGGCGCGAAGGGAATGCCGAGGTGGTCAATGTCTAACCCGATCATCAAAGAAGCTCTTAGACTTGGCATCCTGTGCAGGCCAGTCCATTCCAGTAGGGTAGGACATGGAGAAGCTCTGGAAGTCTCAGAGGACCTTTTCTGGCTCCG